CAGCGATAAAAATATAACCACAAAAGAACAAATGGATAAGGTTGAGGATTGTTACAAAAAAGCCCTTTCTTTATTACGACCAGGAGGACAGGTTCTAATCGTAGGGACAAGATGGCATTTCGGAGATTTGTATGGGCGTATTATAGCGGAGAATAAAGAAAAAAAAATATTCAAAATATTTCATAAACCAGCCATTACTGACGATGGAAAATATTTGTTTGATAATATAGGTCTTAATTCTTTGACAGAGAAATTTCTTTCCCAACAAAAAATAAATCAGGGAACATACACATTTTCCTGCCTCTATCAAAATAATCCAGTTGACCCTGAGACTGCGGTTTTCAAAACAAGAGATTTTAAGTGTTATGGAGATATTAAACCCGATGATTTATATATTACTGCTACCTGCGACCCAGCAGGAAAAGGAGAGGATTTTACCGCTATTACAGTTGTAGGAACTGATTGCAATATGGATATGTATATTCTTGATGTTATAAATAAACACTTACAACCTTCAGAGATTTGCTCGGAGATTATAAGGTTGCATTATAAATATACTTTCAGGATGTTAGGCATTGAAGAAAACTTCTTTCGTGGAATGCTCAGAATGGAATTGGAAAGATTAATTCAAGAGGAACGCCAGGAAAACAAGGATTTTCAATTATTTGGCATACAGGAGTTCAATGCTTCAACAAGACACGGTGAATCAAAAGAGAACCGTATCAGGGCTTTACAACCATATCACGAAAGAGGTGCTTTAAAATTTCCAGGTAAATCTTATGAGTTATTACAGGGGGATTTCAGCGTGTTGGCTTATCAAATGATACAGTTTCCCTCATCAGCACACGATGACGCATTAGATTCTTTAGCATATCATTTACCATTAATACGAAAAGGCGGTGTAGTTAAAAAAAAGGAGATTCCATATAATTGTGCCGCAGGATTGGAGAGACGATGGTTAGACAGAGAAATAGAAAGAAACAAAAAATTGCCGAGAAGGTTAAGAAAGATAATAGTAAACACATTATCGTTGAGTTAAAAAAGGAGAAAAATATGGCAAAGCAAAAAGAGGAAATTAAAAAAAGCGTTAAAAAAGAGAAAGTCAAAGAAGACGAGGTTAAGAAACCTGTCTCTACAAATGTGATAACCGACCATTGCATAATAAAAGGATAAATTAAATGGAACATATCTTGGTTACAGGGAAAGAATTTGATTTGTATGAAAAATCCTTGAATGATACAAAAATTGGTAAAGTAACCTTGACGGATTTTAAAAAAGAACATCTTTTATTCAGGTGTATTCCCGTCGTAAAAGAAAAAATTGATGGAACAACATTGTTACCCGAAGATGTAAAAATTACAAATAGATTTGGCGTTCCTAAAAAAGAAGTTTCATTTAGAGATTATCTTAATACTTTGAAAGATAAAGAATATGATAAAAATAACCAATGATGAAATAGCCCGATGGCGTAATGAAATATCCAATGGTGAAAAATTCCGAGATGATAATTTTGGAAAATATGAATTTGGTAAATGTGAAAAATCTGGGGAAAACATAGATTATTTTGAAGTAGGTATTTCTGGTCGTATGCTTAACGATTATAATTTGGATAATCCGATAACGACTATAAATATCATATTTCCTATTATTAAGAATATCATACCAACTTTATATTGGAAGAATCCATATATTACAGCAACGCCAAAGAAATCTATTGATGAGGATTCCGCCCCTTATGCAGCGGCTTTGCTTAATTATTATTTTGAGGAACTTGATGTCAAGTCAGTAAATCGTCAGATAATTTTTGATGCCTATGTATTTGGTATGGGTGTATCTAAAATAGGCTATGCAACTAAATTTGGTTCTGATATACCAGATGACAATTTAGAAAAAGAAAGAGAAAAAAAGAAACAACGTGGATTATTGGAAAGATTGGGTCTCAAAAAGCCCAAACCAGAGGAAAAAAAGGAAAATATAGAACTTAATGAATATATACGTTCAGAAAGTCCTTATGTTGTATGGGTAAATCCTTTTGATTTTATTATAGACCCTATGGCTAATGATATATACAATGCCCGTTGGGTAGCACAAAAATTAACAAAACTTTTATCTGAGGTCAAAGGTAATTCTCAATATTCTAATACAAGTGAATTAAAAGGTTCTTCCATATCCCAAACACTCATAAAAGATATACCCGAAACACAAATAGAGAATTTTAAGACCATAGACCTATATGAAATACACTATAAAACTGAAGATGGTATAAATATTTTAACTCTTGCCAAAGATGGACAGGATTATAAAGCTCTAAGGCACGAGGAGAGTATATATGAAATGGATGGTTTTCAGTTTGAAATACTCTATTTTAACAAACATAACCATAAATTATATCCTAAATCAGATATAGATATAGTAAAGGGTTTGCAAGACCGTATATCTATGACTTTTGACAATATTTTAGACCAAATAGATAAGTATGTTCCCAAACTATTTGTTGATGAAACGGCTATGACCGTAGATGGAAAGTTAGCTTTAAGAGATGGAGATATAGGTTCTATATGTTATACCAATAAAGACCCAAATAATGTTGTTAAAGAAGCCAATTTTGTGCAATTAAAGGGTGATTTAGCGGCATTTATAGATAAAATACTTGAAATAATTATGCTTGAAACAGGTCTTACACGGGCACAACTTATGGGTATGACCAATGCCCAGACCGCAACGGAGGCACAAATAGGTCAGGCAGGGCAGAATCTGCGTATGTCAGATAAATTTGATACTGTTGGAGATTTTGCTAATCGTCAAACAAGAAAATTATGGCAAGTTGTTCAACAATTCGTTGATTTAGAAGAAGTAGAGCTTATTACAGGCGAAAAAGGCGTTGATGATGTAACTGGATTGCCTAAATTTGATTGGATGAAACCCATAGATAGTGAATTGCAAGAAAAACTTATCAAGGGCGAGTATAAATTTAGAATAGATGTATCTTCTATTGAAAAACCTGATTTACCTGTTTTGAGAAATCAACTTCAACAGGTTGCACAATTATTAGCACAGCAGGGAGTTATGCAGGCAATAGAAAGACAGGGTTATAAAGTGAATTTAGCAGAATTTGGAAAGAAGATGTTAAGTTTATATCCATATTTATTTACTGATATAGGTAAGATAATTCAACCAATAGGACCTCAGACACAAGGTTTGATACCGCAAGGTATGCCTCAAGGCGGACCTAATATGAACTCACAGACCTCGCAACAACCACCTAATATAGCAGATATATTATCTGGTCAGGCAGGATGGAAAGGTCAAGGAGTTGGTGGAGCTTAAATGGGCATATTCACAGGGTTTGAAAAAGGTTCTGGTGGGACTTATAGTATAACAGAAAAAGGTGAACTTGTTAAAACAGGTGAGTGTCATAGGGACCCTTATGGTGAGTTTAATGGACCTGTATGGTTTCCTAAAGGCGGGACCAAATATTTTGACAAAGCGTTAAATCGTGAATTTAATTCACTTGCAGAAAAAAAAGATTTTATGAGGGAACATAAACTTATACAACAAGCATCAGATAAAACAGGCGATATAAATTGCCCAGAAGCAGGTATAGGCAAAAGGATGTATTTTATCCCAGGCGTATCAAAAAAACCGCCTTATTATAAATACAGATGATAGAAGAAAAAGAAAAAACACCAATAGAAATTTTAGAAGGTTTAGGCGTATTTATGAAAAATACAAATATTATTTTAACTACTCTTGCATTAAAAATAAATAATATGCAAGTTGATATAGATAAATTAAAAAAGAAAGATAAACCAATTATAATCGGAGGTTAAAATGAAGGACAGGTATTCAGGAACACCCGTAAAAAACGGAAAGGTATGTTATAGGGCTGATGGCAAAGCAGCAACGCCTAAAGAATCTCCAGGTTCAAAACGAACAGGTGCGGTTTCAGTTCCTGAAGGTGAATATGCAAATACTCACGGAACAAAGAGTCCAGTTAAATGAACCCAGACTATAATACACAAAAAACCGAAACAAGTTATCATCGTGGAGGTTATTCAATGAAACCTAAAGGCAAAAGAGGTATGGCAGCTGTTAAAAGATTAGGTAGGAATTATAAGACAGGTGGATTTGCAAAAATAGCGTCTAAAGCATCAAAAAAATATGGTTCAAAAGCCGCAGGTCAACGTGTAGCGGGGGCTATATATCAAGCAATGGTAAATAAGCGAGGTTAATATGAATAAATGTGGTGGAAAGAAAAGAGGAAGAAGGAAATAAAATGAATATCAAAGTTCCAAGCAATCTAAAATCTCCAACGGTTATTATCGTCGGTCAGCAGGATACTCCAGAGAAAAATGATAAAGTTTCTAAACAAATGGATTTATTGGAGAAAAAACTTGACCAGCAATATAAAACATTTTTAGATGGCAAGGACTATATTCAGCTGATTGAAAATTTGCATAAGTCATTTATGCAACGGCTTGACAAGATAGTTTCTTCAAATAAAAATCTGATAAGTGAAATTAACTCCAAGAAAGTATCTGATTTAAGAAATGAACTTAATGTAAGAATAGACGATTTAAAGAAAGAAAGTTCAAGCGATAATTTACTTAAATCTTTTGCAGTTAAATTATCAAGTTAAGAAAAAACTATCAAGGCAATTCCCGAAAGGACAGTTGAAACAAGAGTAGTGAATAGAGGCATATCTATAAATACAGCTATGGAAAAAATGCTTCAAAGATTAGAAATTGCTATTAAATCAGCAAGACCAAAAATGATACCATATGTATCATAAACGCCATCGGCGTATTCCGATGTAAAAAAAGGAGAATTTATGTTAGAAGAACAAAAGGGAGTAGAAGCAGAAACCCCATCTGCATTAGAAACGGCGATAGCCTCCCAGCCAGAGGAAAATCAACAAGCTCAACAAGCTCAAGAAACGCAAACTCCTGCGAAAACGGAGGAAATTCAAGAGCAGACGCAAACACCAGTGGTTCAGGAAGAGGAACCAAGAGTTCCGTATTCACGCTTGAAAGAGGTAGTTGATGAAAAGAATTGGTTTAAACAGCAATTAGAACAACAGATTGCTCAAAGACAACAACAGTTGCAATTTCAACAACCTCAACAAGACCCATATCAGAATATGACGGCAGAGGAAAAAATTTTTTGGCAGGGAATTGATAAACGTATTGAGGATAGAGCAACTCAAATTGCAGATACAAAAATAAGAGCAGTTCAACCAGTTATAGATGCGGGTCGTATGGAACTTGCTCAGATTAAAGTTCAGCAATTTAGAAATCAACATCCTGATATTAAATCAAACTCGCCAGAAGAAATGGCAATAGCCGAAAAAATTTCTTTAGGTTATTCTCCAAATGATGCCTATTGGTCTGTAATGGGTCCAAGAGGAATACGAAACGCACAAAGTGAAATTAAACAACAAGTTAAACAACAGATACAGACTAAAAAACTTGCTAATGTTGAAACTAATTCAAGTGTTTCCTCAAATGTAAAATCAGAACCTAAACTTTCTTTCAGGGAAAGATTTTCAAGAAATCTTGATTTAGCTGAACAAGGAAAGATTTAGTCCGTATCAAAAAAAAGGAGATTTTAAGTGAACACATCTTTTGATAGAGCCACTACGATGACTCTCCAAAATATGGGAACTGAAATCTTTGACAATATTTCTACGAATAATGCCTTGCTTGCTCTCTTAAAGAAAAGAGAAAATATTAAGATAGTAAGTGGTGGTCGTAAATTTACACATCCTCTCTATTACCAGACAAATTCAAGTTTTAGAGCATATACACCCTTAGAAGTAATTGATACTCCAATTATGGAAGATTATACAAGGGCTGAATATGATATAAAAGTAGTTGCTGGTTCATTAGTTATCTCAAGTGTTGAAGAAGCAAAGAACAACGGTCAGAAAGAGAAACTACTTGATTATGCAGAGGAAGTTAGATTAGCGGCAGAAATATCAATGTCAGAGGTTATGGGAGACCAGCTTTTTGGAACAGGTGCAACAACCAAAGATTTTGATGGGTTACAACAGTTAATATCAGATACGCCTTCAACGCAAACGGATGTTGGTGGTATTTCTTCAACTGATTATGCTTATTGGAGAAATCAAACAACTACGACATCTTGTAGTGCATTTAATACAGCAAGTTCGTCAGATGGCAAAACTCTGATGGCAGCTATGTTGAATAAATGCGTATTTGGTAGCAAAGGTCCAAGAGCCATAGTAACTACAAAGGCTATTTATGCTTTGTATGAAATTGGTTTAACGGCTCAAATTAGGTATGCAACGACTGAATTAGCGGATATGGGTTTTCTGCATTTAGCTTATGCAACAATGCCTATATTCTTTGATGACAACTGTCCAGATTATCATATGTATTTTGTTGATTTGGATAGTATTTGGTTACAGTTACTTTCTCAAGGTAATTTTAAAGTTACACCTTTTGAAATGACACATAATCAGTTATCAAAAACAGCGTTGATGTATGTATTGGGTAACTTAACCAGTGGTCAAAGACGAACAAGCGGTGTTTTGACCTCAATAACAGGATAGGAGATAAAAATGAAGAAAATATTTTTATTCGTTTTTGCCCTCCTGTTAATTGCAGGAGTAGCACAAGCGGCAGGAATACCAACAGCAGTTGACCCAAAGAACGAACCCGAAGTTTGGACGCAAGAGGTTTATAACAATTCTGGTTCAGCTTTGACATCAGGTTCAGTTGTTATTTGGGATTGTTCATCAGATACCACAGATAGTTCTTACGCTTATAGAACAGGCTGGGTAACAACCACTGCAACAGCGGATAGTCCTTTGGTTGCTGGAGTAGTAGTTGATGATTCTATTGCGGCATCAAGTCAGGGAACAATAGCTATTTATGGACCTGTCTATGCTCTTTGCAATGATTCATCTGATGGTGTAACAGTATCAACTTGTGTTGGAACGGCAGCAGCAGCAGGCAGAGTTGGAGATTCTGCTGGTGGTGCAAACACAGGGATTTTGGGCATTGCTCTTGCAAGTGGGGGAGTAAGTCTAAGCTATGGCGGATATGGTGGTCAGGCAGCAAATGATAAAATTATGATACCCATATTTGTCAATATTAGTCACGAAGCAGCAGCGTAGTAAACTTGGGGCGGAGTCTTTTGGCTTCGCCCCTTTTTAATTATGAGAATATTATTTATATTATTAGTTTTAATATGTAGTGGTTGTAATTCTACGTCAGATTATGCTTCTATGGCAAGACCAGGCACTATGTATCATTATAGTGCTAATACATATTATAAATGCAGTAAATGTAATAAAGACACACATCTTTTTAGAAGAGATACAAAAGATAGGATTGTTTGTAAAGAATGTTTTAAAAAAGAAAAAAATAAAGGTTTATATCATTGATAGATAAATTATTTTTAATCTTAATACTTGGTGTTTCTTTTGCCAATTTTTTATTTTTTTCCATAGATTTATGGCACGGTCAAGGTAGGTTTGTTCAATTAGGTATTATGGTATTTTATTTTCTGCATTTATTCAAAAAATCCAAACCTTTGGCTTGTTTATTTTTATGGTCAGGATTACTTACATCATTTTATTTTTATAAAATATTTGAAAATACAAAACAATATCCATTAAATTTATTTATGCCTTTTTTTAATTTTTTTGTTATGATAATTTTATTTGATTTAATAACTAAACATATCAAGAAAGAAACTTATGAAAAAATATTAAAATATTTACCGATAGTTCTGCTTGTAATATTTACTTATTCTATTTTACAAAGACTTAATTTAGACCAATTTTATAAACCTTTCAATGCCATATCTTATAAAACAGATTTCATCATAGGAACAACAGGAAATGCTTTTCATTTAGGGCAGTATATCTGTATCCTGTTACCTTGCATTTTTTTACTTAAACAACCTTTTAATAAGTTAGGAATTTTGTTTTCTTTATTTATTATAATAATGACAGGCTCTGCGTCAAGTTTGATTATAGCCCTATTAGTAATATTATTTTATTCTATATTTTATCCTATATTCAATAAGAAAGAGATTATATTAAGTATATTGATTATATTTTTAATATTATTATGGGAATATAACTCCATAAAAAATATTATAATTAATTTTACTTTTTCAAGCGGTAGATTTGCAATATGGAAAAAATATATACCTATATTTTCTGAAAAACCTATAACGGGTTGGGGGTTTGGGGTGATAAACGCTTTATCGCAAAAACAGGAATTTCTTGGTTGGAGACATTTACATAATGAGTTTTATCACTATGCGATAGAACTTGGTTTAGTGGGGTTAGGTATAATAATTTGGGGCATAGTTGATTATTTTAAAAATATAAAAATTGATAAGTTTTCTTTATGTATATCCTGTATGTTTTTGGCTTTTTGTTTATGCTCATTATTGGGTTATCCAAGTCATCTATGGCTTTTATCCACTTTTGGATTATTTGCATATTCATATAATTATTTGGAGGTATAAATGCTTTTTACGCTTGATGAAATTAGAGATAATGTAGCATTTACTACAAGGGAAGCACAGATAAACTCAATTATAGATAGTTATATTAATTTGACCTTGCAGGAAATCAATGACCCAGCGTGGGCTTTTGAGCAAATAGGTATAAGGGGATATAACCATTTATGGACTTTTTTAAGACGAAAAAATACATTTTCTACGGTTGATGGGACAGAATTTTATCAATTACCAAGAGATGTAGATAAAATTAGTATTATAAGGCAAACAACATCTCCTGTAAGATTAAGATATTTACCTGATGATGTGTTTTATCGTTATGAACCTAATCCTACTGAAGAAGGCAATCCCCTTTATTATCGTATATGGGAAGAAGAGGGTGTTTCTACAGTTCTTGCAGTAGCAGATACAATTACAGTGGTATCATCTTCATCTTCTGATACAAGTTCATTTAAAGTTTCAATAGTAGGATATAATGCTTCAGGATATTTACAAAGTGAGGAACTTTCCCTAAATGGAACAACTACAGTAAACGGAGCATTAACCTATGTTGCAGATAAACCCATACGAATATCTAAATCAGCCAAAACAACAGGTTATATCACTGTTAAAGAGGCATCTGGGGCTACTACTTTGGTAGTTCTTGGTCCTGAAGAACGTTCTCCAAGATTTAAAAAGATAGGTCTTTATCCCATACCAAGTAGTGCAATAACAATATATCTTGAATATTACACAAGATTAAGACAGTTGGTTAATGACAGTGATACCCCTGATATGGACGAAAAATGGATTTGGGTAGTTCGTTTAGGGGCAATAGCAAAGGTTTTACAATATCAAGGAAAACCAGATTATGATAAAGCACAGGCACTTTATGCCGCAGGTGTAAGAAGTATGATTAAGGCAGATATGCAAAACCCAGATTATATACCTATGCTTACAAAGCACAATAAGGGTTATTCTGGTGTAATAAATTTAACTGATAATGCTTCTGGTAGTTTTTATGGAGAGGGTTTAGGAATTATTTTTTAATGAAGAAATTACTAATAATATCTTTAATATTCTTAACCACAATATTTTGTATATCAACTTTCAGTTATGCGACGGATGACCCTAAATTAAGGGTTTATCCTGAAACTGGTCTTTTGGGTTTTCGGGGTCTTGATGATACTTCCTCGCCGCCTATGGTTCAGGATGGTCGTGCAAGCGATATTCAGAATATTAAATTAGATATTGATTATTCTGCCACCAAAAGATATGGATATTCGCTTGTAGTAGGAAAACAGATACTTGATATACCTGATAGAAGTTTTGCGGCAGTTACGGGTCTTTATTATACCAAACTTTCAACAGGAACGGAGTATTGGGTAGCAACCTGCGATAATCGTTTTTATTACTATACGAATAGTGGGTCTTGGACAAAGGCAGGTCAAGGTATTACAACGGGTCAAAATTATCAGTTTGTCTGGGCTACGGCACTTGACAGTATATTTGGAACAAACGATTATGATGCACCGATAGTTTGGACTGGTTCAGGTAATTATACTACTGCTTCTTTTACGGGGCTTACATATCCAATCCAAAAAACTAAATGCGTAGTATGGTGGAAAAATTATCTTATATGGCTTAATACAAAAGAAAATGATGTGGAACGCCCTACAAGAATGAGATTTTCCAAAGTGGGAACAATTAATACTTATGATGATGACGATTATATAGACATAGAAACTTTAGGTGGTCAGGAAATAGAGGCAATAGGGATATTATATGACAATTTGTATATATTTTTCACTAATTCCATTTATAAGGTTTCTTATGTGGGTGGAGATGAATTATTCAATGTAAGCAAGGTTTTGGAAAATGTGGGTTGCATAGCAAAAAATTCTGTTCAGAATATCAGTCTTTTAAACCAACAGGAAGGACTTATTTTTCTTGATAAAAAGGCGAAGGTATATTTCTTTAATGGGACTACTCCGCAGGAATTATCACTTTTGATAAGAGGTGCAATGGACGGATTAAACGATTCAAGATTGCCTTATGCGGTAAGTGCGGTAAATGGAAAGGATTATTATTTGTCTGTTTCTGATGGTTCTGCCACTAAAAATGATTTAATTTTGGATTATGAATATGAAATAGGCGAATGGTCTAAGCATGACAATATAGATTCAAATGCTATGTATTCTGGTTATGATGGAAATGCTGTAAAGCAGATTTATTCTGGAAATTATTATAATTTTGTTTATAAATTAGATGACCCAGATTTAACTAACGATATTTATGCTGATTCTACGGTTAGTGGTGTCATAGGAACCATAGACGCTGAAAATACCTTTACTTCGCTTACGGCATCAGGTTTAACTGTTTATTATAATTCTGACGCTTCTTTTACTGTAAGCGGTTTAATGGGGGCAAGATTAACTATTACAAGTGGCTCTGCGATAAATGAAGAAACTATAATAGCCGATAATACTACGACAGGAATAGTGGTTACATCGGCTATTACAAATGGGATAAATGCTACTTATTCAATAGGTGCAATAGACGCCTATTATACAACTAAATGGTATAATATGGGCGAACCTGCCCGTAGAAAACAGTTTCAAGAAATGTATTTCTGGGCTGAAAGTGGTGCTTCTGATGATGTTTCAATTTCTTATGCAAATGATTATTCTTCAACAATAGGAGTTGACACGGCAAATATAGCCACAAGCGGCTCTTTATGGGGGACGGCTATATGGGGAACAAGCACTTGGGGCGGGGTAACTACCCTAATGAAGCGTGTTAAATTAGGTGATAGCGGCAGGTATTTAAAATTAAGATTTAGAGAACCCGATATAGATGATGATATGAAACTGTATGGATATGTTTTAACTTATGTGCCACTGGATGTGTATTGATGAAAAAATATTTTAAAATATTCATTTTATTTTTAATAGTGGGATTATTTTGTTATGGATTGGGTTATGGTTATAGAATACCGAAACCCATAACTTTTACCAATTTATCCGACCCTACGCAGATAAATCAATTAAACCAGACCTTGACTGATTTATGGGATATTACAAATGGAAGATACCATATAAATATCGTAACATCAAATCCCGATGGGTCTTTGCGAGGGATAATAGGCGAAATAGTTTTATTTAATAATTCAGGAACATATTATCTTGAGGTCAATACAGACGGAGGCACAATATGGCGTGGCATAGCATTGTCAAATACACCATAACAATATTATTTTTAACGACTACCTGTTTTGCGGCACCACCTACGAGAACCTATACTTATACATCAGGCGAAATAATAAATCCTACACAGGTAACTACCAACGAGGACAATATTTATACCTATCTTCAGGCTGGGGTAGATAAGATTGCCGCCTTAACTATTACTAATGCTGATATAAGTGCTTCTGCAGCTATTGCTGATAGCAAACTTGCCCAAATAACAACAGCAAGCAAGGTTAGTGGTGCGGCATTGACTTCTTTAACGAGTATTCCTGCTGGGGCTGGTGAAATACCAGATACAAACAAAGGATTTCCCGTAGTCCTTACGACAGATGTAACGGGGACTTTGCCAATAGCAAATGGAGGCACAGCTTCAACTTCTACCACTTTTTGCAATTTGACTACTAATGTAACAGGAGCTTTACCTGATAGCAACCTTGCTCAAATAACTACTGCATCTAAAGTTAATGTTTCCGCTATAACAGGCACTTTGGGAACGGGTAATGGCGGAACAGGAACAACCACATCATTAATTAAATTAGTAAATTATACAGGCACGGGTTCAACTTTAAATGTTCCCCACGGGTTAGGCACAACTCCAAGCGTAGTTTTAGTATTAAGGCGTGACGGTGCCAGAAACGCAACTATATGGTGCACTGGAATGAATAGTGGTTATTCACTTGAGATACATGGTTCGTCCT